GGGGGGGGGGGGCTTCCGTGCCGCCGTAGGTTCCGCCATGCGTTTGGACGGTAAGTGTGACCACGGACACCGCGCAAGTGTCAGCACTGATTATCGGCCAGCGCGGATGTCCTCGATGTCGGACGCGATTTCGGCGTCCATGCCAGCCATGAGGTGGCCGTAGCGGTCCATCGTGACGCCGATCGAGGAGTGCCCAAGCCGCTGCTGGATCGCCTTCGGGTGCGCGCCGGCAGCGATGGCGATCGCCACCGAGGTGTGCCGTAGATCGTGGAATCGGGGGACGCCGGTGTAGGCGGGTCGGTGGTTCTTGATGGTGCGTTCGCCGACCCCGGCCGCGGCGCAGGCTCGATTCCACGAATGACGGAACGAGACCCCGATCGGGGTGCCGTTCTGATTCGTGAACACCAGGTCATCGGGGCTCGGTCCGGCGAACTCGGCAAGGTGATCTCGGACGATGGCAGCGACCGACGGCGGCAGCGCCACCCGTCGGCGGCCTGCGGCGGTCTTGGGGTCATTCCTGACCCATTCGCCGTTGATGAGCTGGAGCTGCCCGGCAACGATCACGGCAGTGCCGTCGACGTCTCGCCGACGCAGGCCGACAAGCTCCGACCAGCGCAGCCCGCCGTAGGCGGCGACGAGGATCATGGCCCGATACCGGGGGCTGATGTTGTCGGCGATCCCCTCGACCTCGCTGATGGTCAGCGTCCTGATCTCCTTGCGCGGGATGCGCGGAGGCTTGACGATGCTGCACGGGTTCTTGACCAGGTAGCCCTCGTTGACGCCCCACTCGAGCATGGTGCGCAGCGTGCGGTAGTGGCGATGGACCGACGACGGAGCGAGGCGCTTGAGCTCGTCGTTCATCCAGGTGCTGATCTCGATCGGTCGGAGCTTGTCGGCGCGGATCTCGCCCAACGCCGGCACGACGTAGGTGACGAGATCGCGCCGATAGGTCTGGAGGGTCGTGGCCGTGACGTGGACAAGAGCTCCGAGCCATCGGTCGGCAAGGTCGCCGATCTTGATCTTGGCAATCGTCAACCCATCGGTGCCTCGCCGGCGGGCGACGTTGGCTTCCTCGAGGTGGACCCGAGCAGCAGCCTTGGTGTCGAACGACCGCGCTCGCTGCGCTCCGGAGGAGTCACGCCACCGAGCAACCCACCTCGATCCACGCTTTTCGATGCTCACGCCGTACACATCCTTTACACATTTGAGGGGGAAAAGTGTGTAATCAGAGGGTACTACGGGGAAACAGCACCCGACCCCGAACAGCAGAAAACCCCGCATTTCTGCGGGGTTTTCGCTGGAGGCCGCGGGCGGAATCGAACCGCCGTACAGGGCTTTGCAGGTTATGTGTAGTCAGACATTTCCGCAGGTCAGCGACTTGCCGGCGGCGATTCTTTACACATTCCGTACACATTTTCGGCCGTTTTCGGCTTCAAGGGGCACAAGGGATCGCGGGCTTTCACCGTACAGGGCTTGCGAAGCCCTGCCCTGCGATCGACGTTGCTATCGCGCCGGCGCATCTTCACCTCTAGGGTTCGGCGTGGCGGAAGGCGCAGGGCGGACCGCCACGAAAGGCGGAGTCATGGGCTGGAAGGACACCCTCAAAGAACTGACCGGTTGGGACAAGGTCGAGGCCGAACGTGCGGCGGCCGCCGGACAGGTCGCCGTCGCGGAGTACCTGGACTTCTCCGACGTCGATCCTGACGAGCTTCAAGACGCAGTCGAGCAGGAGGCCACGATCGAGGCGGCGCACTTCTACGGCACCGCCGTGGCGGGCACCTCGAACTACCAGCAGCTGCTCAAGCGAGCCAGCGACAACGGGCCCGACGGCCCTCGGCGTGAGTTCGAGCTCGCGGTGCTCGAGTTCGAGCCGACCAACAAGTACGACAAGAAGGCGATCCGCGTGGTGATCCTCGGCGAGACCGCCGGCTACATCAGTCGCGAAGACCAAGCCGAGGTGGCGCCGCTGGTGAGGCAGTCGATCAAGGAGTTCGGCGAGGCAACGTGCGCGGCACGGTTCGTCGGTGGCGGTGACGTGCTGATCGGCGTGCGTCTCGGGATCTGAGCCCAAAACGGCACCGCCCCCACCGCGATCTTGTCGACGGTGGGGGCGGGCAGGGCCGGCTCAGTTGTGATGGTGGTCGGGCGCTTGATGCGCCTGGACGCTTCCAGTCGACGGTGCAGGGGGCCGTCGTCTGAGCCGGGGATCTCAGGCCGACGGGTCGAGGATGTCGACCAGGTGGGCCGGGGCGGGCTCGACGGCGACGACCGACGGGGTGTCGGCGGGGCCGAGCTTGAGGCTTCCGAGCGAGGTGAGGATCGACAGGACCGTGGCGGTGGCGACGGTGCCGCCGATGGCCCGCCAGTCGGCGGTGAACCAGTCGAACGAGGTCGCCACAAGGATCGCGGCGAGCGACTGGGCGGCGGTCTTGATGGCCCGCTCGAGGAGCTGTAGGGCGAAGGTCTTGGTCATGGTTCTCCTTGGGTGAGGATGGTGAACGGCGGGCACACGCCGGCCGAGTGGCGGGCGGCGACTGCCAGGGCGAAGCGGACGCGAGTGTCGGGTCGGCCGGTGGTCGAAGCGATAGAGCCCAAGGCCAGTTCGGCTCCGCAGCCGATGGCCTCGTACCCGCACGCGGCGTGGCCGACGTGGAAGTCCGAGTCGATTGCGTACAGCCGGCCCCGGTAGCCGACGAGGAACGAGCCGCCGGATTCCTCGCCGTCGTCGATCTTCGAGAAGCCGCCTTGGGTGAAGCACTTGCGTACGGCGTCGACGAACGCGGTTGCCATGTGCTCGAAGTCGTCGTCGCACTTCTGGGCCGGGACGCGCAGACGGAAGCGCAGGAGCTGGCCCATGCGGAACGAGTCCTCGAAGCCGATCAGGTACTCGTCGACGGTGAAGACCTTGGGGTCGGTGCGGACGGTGATGCGCATGTCCTCGATCGCGGCGGCATCGCCACCGATGGTGACGGTCCCGTCGTGCTCGAGGCCGACGATGCAGGTCATGGTCGCCATCTCCATGCGTTCGACAAGTGGACGATCGCCCACAGGACCGACAGGGCGAGGAATGACCAGCGGGCGGTGGTGACCGAATAGGTCAGCCAGGGCAGCGACACGCAGGCGAACACGACGATCCAGCCCCACCACAGTCGGCGACGGCCGACGAGGAATGACATGGCGGCGAGGCCGGCGAGCTCGGCGATGAGCAGGGCGACGCCCCACTCGGTGTCAGTCATCGGCGTCGAGCTGCTCGAGGGCGTCGTCAAGGCTGAGCCGGTCGGAGTGTTCCCACACGCCGAACAGGCAGTCGAGGTAGCCGGCGGCGTCGACGATGGAGTCGCGCACGATCGACGCGGGGAAGTCGTGGTCGAACGCTGCACCGATGCGTGACAGCTTCACGCAGACCATGAACGCAACGGCCTCGGTGACCGACAGCTCGATCCCGGTCATGGCGGCGAACAGTTCAGCGGTGCGGCCGTAGTCGATCGACGGGTGGTCGTAGATCGCGCCACGGTCGCCGAACACGAGACGCGAAGCCTCGGCGCTGATGGACTCCCAGCGGTGCTGCTGCATGATCCCCTCCCTGCGGGGTCTAGAACTTCTTGGCCGTGAACTTGGCAAGGGTCTTGCCCTCGTACTTGCGGCACAGGTAGTCGAGCGACACAAACATCGGGTCGGCCGCTCCACCTTCGACCTGGTGCAGCACGATCACGCCGCGCCAGTGGGCGTTGCCCTGCGGTCCCTTGTAGTCCTCGTCGTGGAGGTAGCACGCGCCGGCGATGAGGCCGAACTGCTGCTGACCGTTGGACAGGAACCGGACCGCGTAGTCGAGGGTCTGCTGGTGGCCCATCACGAACGAGTGCCCGATGGTCTTGAGTCGTCCTGCGGCGTTGCCGCCGTACGGTCGGCCCGACATCGGGTTCGCCCAGTAGTGCGCGTACCACACGCCGTCGATCTCGACGGGGGTGAGGAACGGGTGGACGGTCCAGCCGTGGTCGGCGTAGTTGAGATCGGACAGGCCGATCGTGCCGTCGAGCTTCGGGTCGTCGTTGATCGCTCGAGTGATGCGGTCCTCGTGGTTGCCGATGGTGAGGTGCAGCTCGGGCTCGTAGCGAGGCTTGCGCCACTTGGCCTTGGCGGCGTTGTACGCCTCCATCGGCGCGCACAGGATGTCGAACGCCTCGTTGGCCGCTTCCACGTCCGCGATGTATCGGCGACCCTCGAAGGTCTTCTTGCCGACGTCGTAGCTGCTCAGGCTGGGCCCGTCGAAGTGATCGCCCGCGTGGACGATGACGTCGGGCTTGCGCTCGATGAGGTACTGGCCGATCCAGTGGAGATGATCGGTCGGCACTCCTGGCTTCGCCTGAGTGTCGGGGATGTAGAGGTGCGTGCGCGTGCGCGCGACATCCGTCATGCAGTCGCCCTCCTGCTGGGGGACTAGGTCAGCGGAACCAGCCGCGGCGATGCTTGAGGTGCTCGTGACGAACGAAGTCGTCACGCAGGTCGTCGACCTTCTGATCGGTGCGATCGACCTTGGTCTCGATCCGGTCGAGCTTCTCGCCGGTCGAGCCGTGTTCTTCGGTGTTGAGTCGGCGAGTCTTGCGGGACTGCCAGATCACTCCGACGAGCGCAAGGCCGCCGGTGATGATGGATGCTGCGACGGCGTCGGACATGTCACGCTCAGCCCTTGACCTCGAGGATCGACGGCAGGATGCCGAAGTTCCCGAGGGTCGCCCGCGACACGACGCCGAGGTCAGTGATGAGGCCGTTCTGCACGGCGGCCATCGCTTCTTCGTACGCCGGCGGCGACAGGTGGACGGCCACGTTGCCGGGTTGAGTGATCCGGTAGACCGCTCCGTCCTTGGGGTCACGAATGAGGCAGTCGCGCATGTCATCCTCCGGGGATGGTGGGGGGGTGTTGGAGTAGGGAGGGCGGCCGATGATCGCCATGCCACCGCCGTCGTAGGGGAACCACAGGTCGGCGACGCGCGAGCCGTTGACGTTGCCGTTACGGGTCCAGCAGCCGGTCGCGGTGGGCTCGAGGATCATGGCGATGTGGTCGAGACCACCTGGCGTCGATCCCCACTCGAAGCCGACAAGATCGCCCGGCTGTGCCTGGCGGATGTCGGAGCTCGTGAAGTAGCCGCGCGAGATGTAGTCGGCGAACAGCGACGACACCCATGCGAAGTGGGTGTCGATGCCGCACGAGGTGAGCGCCATCGACTGAAACGCGCAACACCACGCCGATCCGCGACTGAGCGGATACCACGCCCACGTCTCGTCTCCGCCCTGTCCGAGCCGGGCACCCTCGAAGTCGAGAACTTGCTGCGCGGTGGTCACGCTTCACGCTCCTCGGGGTGCTCCTCGCCGGCGGGCGGATCGAAGTGAGGAATCACACCGGCGGCGTCGGGGTTCGGGATCAGGTCGTCGTCGCTCATGCCGGCGCTCCGGTCGGGCCGACGTCGTCGATCGTGAACCATGCCGGGCTGCTCGTGGTGACGTTGGTGATGCCGGACTGCCCGGCGCCGGCGACCTTGCCCTGCACCTTGAACTCGCGCGACGTTCCCGAGGTCGTGAACTCCACGACGCCGGTGATGGTCTGGTTGTCGTTGATCGCGGCGGCCGTTGCGGCCCACTGGCCGATCTGCGTCACGCCGGTCACGTCGACGATGTTGAGCACGAGCTGCGAGTTGGCCGCGCCCGCGTACCACGGCACGCACACGGTGAGTCGGAGGCGACGGCGTGCGCGAGTGGTGACCGTGACGCCGGTGAATCCGGTGAAGTCGGCGAACGTCGTGCTGCTGAACGTCTGGCCGGTCGTGCGCGACGTCGACGCCAGTCGACCCCACGGAAGGTTCCACGGAAGCGCCCACTGGCCGGCCGAGTTGTAGACGTACGGCCCCTCGGTCGCGGTGTTCGTGGTAAGCGTTGAGACCATGCCCGCGAGCGGGGTGGCGATCGACGACGTGCGATCGGCAACGGTGGCGAACGGTGTCACTGCTTGGTCGCGCACGTTGGCGTTCGCCCACGATGCGGTGATGGCAGTACCGGCGAGGACGGTTGTGTAGGGCATGAGTGTCTCCTTACGCCGGCGCGCCCGACGGACCGATGTCCTCGATCGTCATGTTGGCGCGAACGAGTGAACCGATCTGTGCCGTGCCGGTGCCAGCGGTTCGGGTGGCAGTGCAGACGATCGTGTGTGAACCCGCGGTGATGTTGTCCATCGTCATCGCGCAGAACGTGCCGCCGCCTGCGACGGGAAAGCCGTTCCAAAGGACGGAGCCAGAAACCGAATCCCATCGGAGTCGGAGTTGGAAGGTGTCGGTGGCGACGGTCTGCGCAATCGACGAGGAGAAGATGATGCGATAGTTGCGGTTCGCCAGTGCGGTGAACGACGAGGACGTGAACACGACGGTCTCGGTGGTGCCAGACGTGGCCGTGGCCGGACCGAAGCCCATGTCGTGCGCGACGCGTCCCCACGGCGCGTTCCATCCCGGCCCCTTCTTCCATCCGCCCGTCGCTCCGGCGTAGGTGTAGAGGCCCTCGTTTGCGTCGTTGGAGTTGATGTAGCAGACCATTCCGTCAACGGGTGAGGTGATCGCGGCGTCGCGTGCGGTGGTCGACGCGAACGGCGTCACCACCTGGTCGCGCACATTGGCGTTCGCCCAATCACTTGTCGCCCAACTGCCTGCGTTGATGGTCGTGTACGGCATCGTCTACGCCTCCTCGGCGGGAATGGGGTCATCGCCGAGGACGACGGCCCCGAGGTAATCGCACGGAACGCCGACGCGACCGAGCGCGTTGCGGACTGCAATGGCGACCATCTCACCGGTCACCGCTGCTTCCGATTCGGTGGGCGCCCACCCGGCATTAAGCCAACCGGCCGGGTCGGCCTCATCAGTACCGAGCTGCGCGCACCACCGGAAACCGGCGGGGATCGTCGGATGCTTGTCGGTGTCGATCGGGTGAACGATCGCCTGCAAGGTCACCATGTCCATTGGTAGTCGTCCCATGTTCCTGCGTCCCACATGAGGAACGCGCCAATAACCGAAGCCGACTGAAACTCAAGATCGACGCGCCAGTCGTCGGGGGTGATGTGATGACTCACGCCCGAAACGACGACCTGCCGCTCATAAGCGTTCGGAAGATTCCCCGTTACGCGCCGATCAAGAATGACTCGAGCACCGGTATGGATGAGCGAACTGAATAGAAGTACGGGCCAACCGGTCCATCGCACGCCGTCGTCAGTTGAGTCAAGCGCGCGTGCCGCGATCGAAACGCCCTCGACGCGAAGTTCGGGATTGCGAAACGTGACGAGATCCTTGGTTGCCGCCTTATTCGCGGCGGCGTCAGTGGTGGCGATGAGGTCGGCGCGCGCTTGCGTTCGATCGCCGTAGAGCGTGCGCGACGGTTCCGACGTCACGGTCTGCGTCGTGCCGCCGACGTTCGCGTACGAGATGACGTTCTTGACGAGTTCGGCGTCGTATCCGATCGTGATGTCGGAGTAGACGGTTTCCCCGACCGCGTTGCCGGTGCCAGGCGTGGCGACGAAAGCCCAAAACGGACGCGCGTAGTCAAGAAGTGCCATGCGATCCGCGTAGACAAATGTGCCGTTCTCGTCGACCCATACGGCGCCACCCGTGGAATCGGCGACGAGTTGCAGTTCGTCCATCGCGTTGCCTTCCAGCGTCGTCGCTTGGAGTGCGAACTCGCTGTTGTAGAGCACCGCGCTGTTTTGCCATCCGACAGAGTCAAGGATGCGAATGACGCGAGAGCCAGGAAGTTCACCGGCGCCGGTCGCGGTTCGTGCGTTACGAATGCAGTTGCCGATGCGCGCCTCGTCGCCGACGAGTGAAACCTCGACGTAAGCGTCGGAGCCGGTGTCGGGGTAGTGCTCATTCCACGCCTGGACGTATCCGGTGAAGACTGTGAATGACCACCCTGCATACGGGCCGCTTGCAAGTTCCATGCGGATGCGCGCGGGCCTCATCGGACCAATCGCGGTGGACGCGCCGATGCGATAGGGCGACGAGGTGTTGAGTGGCGAGAACCTGCCGTCCTCGTTGCCGAGGACGATCGTCGCGGTCGACGCGTTGTATTTGTTCGTATCGCGCGAAAAGTTGCGATTCGTGTCAACCGATCGCACCCACTGCGTGACGTCGGTGTAGACCGGGCCGTAGTCGTCCCACGTTGACGTCCCCCACGTCGACGCATCCCATAGCGTGCGAGTCGTGGACGTCGTGCCGGGGCCGATGTCGGTGATGGCCTCGGAGAAGTCGATCTCGACGTAGAGGGTCACCTGGTCGCCGGACGCGTTCGCCCATCCGGTGACGCTCACTTGCGCCACCTTGTGCCGTTGATCTTCTCGTACCGCTTGATCGCGTCAACCACGTCGGCGCCGTTGGAGCCGGGCGGCATCTGGATCGTGATGTGATTCGTGACGATCGTTCCGCCGGCGCCGTCACCGCCGAGCATCTTGGCGGTCTTCTCGGCGGTGACGATGGTGCCGGCGGTGTCGGGCACGAACAGCTCGGGGCCGAGTTCGCCGACAAGGTGAGCGGTGTTGCGTGGGCGGCCTCCCGACACCATGCCGGGGCCGACTCGACCTCCAACGGCGTTTGACACGACCATCCAGCCGGGACCGGCCAGCTCGTAGGTGACGCCGTTCACGGTGATTCGGTCGCCGAGCTGCGCCACGCGGCCAAGGTTGGCGAGCTGCGCGTTCAGCCAGTCGAACGAGACCTTCACCTGCGAGGTGTCGACAGTGACGGTGATGCGATAGTCGCCGGCGGCGATGCGGGCCTTGTTGGCGACGTTCTCGAGTTCGATCGAGATGATGCGCGCCTGGTCCGCGGTCAGGTAGCCAGCGGTCACCCATTCGTTGAGCTTTGCTTTGGCGTCGTCGAACGCCTTCGGGTTGTCCTTGACGGTTCCGACGAGTGTGGCCATTGCGGAATCGAACTCGATGGCGTTCTTGACAGCGTTGCGGTTGGCTTCGTCGAGCCCCTGTTGCGCGTCGGCAAGGTCGCGCGACGCCTTGGCGGCTTCGGGAGAGTTGACGCCGTATCGCGCGATCGCGTCGTTGAGGGCCTTCTGCTTCTCGGCGACGTTGTCGGTGGCGTCGGCGACGCGACGTTGACCTTCGGCGATTCCCTGCGCTGCGTCGATGACGGCGAAGAAGGGGTCGAACGCCGCACGAAGGGCCTTGTTCAAGTTTTCTGCGGCGTCTCGATGCTTCGACGTCGCTTCCGCAGCGGCGATCTGTGCCTGCTCAAGCTCGGACACGTTCTGCGTGTAGGCAGACTGCGCCGCGTCAAGGGCATCTTGCTGGATTTTCGCGTTGTAGTACGAGACCGTCTGCTTGTCGACTGCTTCGACGAGCTTGATGACTTCTTCCTGCGTCAGTTTCCCGTTCGTGACGGCGTCGGCAAGCGTCTTGTCGAAGGCTCGAACCGCGTCGCTCGTGTGGTGGAAGTCTTTTCCGTCATCGAGACCGGAGTGGACCTTTGCAAGCGCCAGGCTGTATTCGTGAAGCGCGACCGCGTTGTTCTTGATGAGATCGGAGAGGTATCCGACGCTAAGTCCGGCGGCGGTTGCGCCTTGCGCTAGATCCTTGGACGCCAGTGCATCCTCGATCTTTTTCTGCATCAAGTCGGTTGTCGCGTCGGCGCCGTCCCGCATGGCGTCGGCGTATTCCTTGGTCGTTTGTGTGGCTTCGTTTCCGTTGTCATTGAAGACCGAAAACGCAACCGCAAGAAGCCCGACCGCGGCGCTGATCCCGATGAACCATGCGGTTGCGGGGTTTGCCGACATCCATGCGCCAACGCTCGCAAGAGCGGGTCCAAGGTTTGACAACTGGCCGATGAGCATGCCGAGCGCACCGGCTCCGGTAAGGGCGATCCCGCCGAAAACGGTGAGCGGACCGATGATGTCCAGCACGGGAGCAGGGATGGACTTCACCAGGTTCGTGAACGCCGTCAAGACCGGCATCATGGCAAGGCCGATCTTCGTGCGAAGCCCCTCAAAGGTTGCCGAGAGTTCGCGCTGTGACTTGATGTTTGCGGAGATGGCGCCGAGGTTGTCCTGCGACAACACCACGCCCATTTTCTCCGCTTGGTCCGAAAGTTCCTTGATTCCTTCCGCGCCTTTGTTGAGGAACGGAAGAAGGGCCATTCCGTTGCGGCCGAAGAGTTGCAGCATCACCGCGGACTTCTCGGTGCCATTGGGGAGCTCTCGGATCTTTGCCGACAGCTCGGGCAGGAAGTCGCCCAGTGACTTGAGATTGCCGGCTCCGTCTCGAGCCGAGATGCCGAGCTTGTCGAAGGCTGGAGAGCCAGCCTCCATCGACTTGGAAAGTTTGCCCAGGCCCGCGGACAAAGTGTCCATGTCGACGCCGGACATCTTCGCGGCATAACGAAGTTTGGACGCTTCTTCGGCGGTCATGCCGGTGTAGCGCTGAAGCTTCATCACCTCGCGGCCAAGGTCCGCAGTAGAACTCGCGGCAGAGATCCCAACTGCAAGAAGACCGGCACCCATGCCCATCATGGCGGCGCCGGTCTTCGTCATGGTCTGCGAAAGCTTTGAACTTTCGTTGCCGGCCTTGCCGAGATTCTTCTCGGCCTCGCTGGCAACCTTCTTCATCTCCGACACTGCACCCGATGCGTCGGCCGTGATGAGGATGGCAAGACGCTCGAGCAGTGCCACGGGTCAGTCCTTCGGGGAGATGAACAGTTTGAGATCGCGGAGGGTTTGCCGCCGGACGACGTCGGGCGGCCAATGGAACTGACGACCGAACTCGACGAGGTAGTCGGTCAGTCGTCCGAATCCAAAGGGGCGGGGGTGACCACCTCGCGCTTGACGCCTTTGAGGTAATCGGCGGCACGCACGGTCTTGAGCTTCTCTTCGGCCTCATCGACGGTGAGTCCGCATCGCTGTGACAGGGCCACGGCAAGGACTGCTCGAGCGTCGGCTGCGGTGCGTACCGGGTCGATGCTTGCCCACGTCGTGCCGGTCATCTTCTCGATCATCATCGCTTCGTCGATCGTGAGGTCGTCCTCACTGATCGAAACGTCGAGGTCAGGGATAACGACGGACCAGGTGAGTCCGACGGCTCCTTCGGAAAAGCGAGCGCTCAAAGCGTCGTAGACCGCTGAGAGCTCAAAGTCGAGATCACCAGCGGCGATCCATTGAGCGATGTCCTGCCCTGAGGGTCGGGTCATTTGAGGGTTCCTCCTGTAGCGGCAGACGCAGCACCCTTGGCTGCCTTGCCGAAGTTGGTGGCGAGTGCCTTGTTGACCTCAAGACGCAGCGTCTTGGGTCCGAGCTCGGCGGCGGCTTTCTTCATGGCGGGCCATGCGGCGGGCTTGCCTTGGGTGCCGGGATGGATCGCGTAGGCCCGAGGACCGCCGCTACCCGGATAGGAGATCGCACCCTTGGACGACCGTGTGAACGTGGTCGCGGCCTTCTTGTACGACGCCACCTTCACGCCGGCGACTTTGACGTTGACGTTCTTGCCGCGACGTGTACCGGTGGCCGAGCTCATCTTGCCGAAACGCACAGGCGGCTGATTGAACGCGCCGCTCTCCCACAGCGACTGCGCTTGGCGTCGAGACGCGAGACGCTTGGCCACGATGGGGTGCTTCTTCGTCGGGCCGAGCACCAGGTGCAACGGACCGTTGATGGTGATCTTGACGGTCGCGGTCGCCTTGGACTTGCCGTAGGTCGAGTCGCTGATGCCCCACTTGCGGCGCGCGATCTTGCTGCCCTTGGGCAGACCATTCGCGGCCAAGATGGCGAACCACGCTTCTTTGACCTTGATCGCCGCCTGCGTGCCGCCCTGCTGAACCGCATTGGGAATGGCGTTCGCGGTCTGGTCGATGGTCTTGACCAGACCGCGAACG